AGAAATCTAGGGCTGCAACATTTACCCCAATGCTTCTCTCAGCGCTAGCCTTACCTGATCCGCTCCTACCTGGAGTAATAAACATCTGGGCTTCAAAATGTAGATCAGGTAGTTCAACTAGGGAGGATTTAACTTTCATAAAGCAAACTCGGCAGGCACCTTCAACCTGTGTAGTTCTGCTACATACTTGGCAGTTCATTAGAAGGGTATCTCCTCTAGTGTTGGTTTTTGGATTATCTTGCGATTCCAATAATCAGGTGGCTCAGATTCAAATAAAGTAAATGTGCTACATCGATGCTCGGCTAGGATTATGGTTTCAGATTTAAACTCTGACCCAATCACATAGGCCCCGATTCTTGGAGTTACCTCAAAACTAACTAAAGTTCGATGGGCCTCATAGGTTCTGATCTGGCTAACCTTCTTGATTATCTCCTCCAAAATGTTGAGCCGCTCTATATCAAGTTTGGTAGGGAATCCTGTCGATGAATGGCCTGACCAAATAAGTTTTCCACAGGCTCGGCAATTTATAGGTTTAAAGTCTAAATAACTCATAGCACCGATCCTCTGCGCATACCGAACCACCGATCCGCCTCCCCCCTATAAGGGGGGGAAGGCACGGATCGGTTATATGGCAGGAATCCGCAGGTTCGGCGGATCGGTTGCGGATCGGCGGATCGGTTGTTTTTCATAAGTTATCCACAGGCAAACTCTTTAAATCATTGGCCAAATATTGCATTTGATATTGATACAAAGACTTCTGGCCAACCCTGCGAACCGATAGGCACCTACGATTTACCAGAGATTCTAAAATTACTTTCATATTGTCATTGCCAATTGAATGCCCATCTTTTCGCAATCTAGTTGCAATCTCATTCTTGCCCATCTCAACTCCATGCTCTGCCATGAAGGTTGAAACCTGCTCCATTTTCTTTTCGATATTCATAACCTCGGCGGTGGCACCTTCAATGGTTATCTTTATATTTCCAGTTGCCAGTGCCTTGATATTTGCAACGCCAAGGTTCTTACCCTCCTGGCAAATGGCGCGGACATAGCCAGGGCGATCCTTAGTAACTTTTAGCGCAAGGGCGCCGTCAATGCCTCTGCCAAATGCAATCTCAACCTCAACTGCTACTGCGCAACCATCAATATCAGCACGCTTTGCTTGGGCGCCGATGGCGTAATTTCCACGATTATCTTTAGATTTAGTAACATGATCGATTGTAATAATTGCTGCATTGTGCAATCGCAGCGGGCGCAGTACCTCTTGGCTAAATGAGGTTGCATCTTTGTTCTTTTCTAAATCCAAACCCATTATGTTCATTGCAGCGTTTACTCCATCAACAACGATAAGAGAGGGTTTATACTCATCGATTTTGGTCAGCAAAGCCTCTCTAGCGCCCGCCGTTAGCGCTTCAGTAGGGTTACTATACAGAAAACTTTTAAAGTGTCTTAGATCGGCTCCTAGCGTCTTTAAACGATTATAGATTCCTCGCACTGAATCCTCGAAGTCTAAATAAAAAACAGTGTTGCCTTTATCTAACTCTTGGCGAACTGCCTCAAGTGCTACCCAAGTTTTGCCTGATTCTGATTCGCCAAAGAGTGCGTTGATCTTGCCAGCGTAGAAAATACAATGCCCATCAAGGCGAGCAAGAATTGATGGCTCTGGTTCATCAAAGATATTGTCGGCGTTAATAAAATCTGGAATCCAAGTTGAGGTTGTTACCTCCTCATTCTCATCACGCAAGGTAACTAGGGATGGTGAGTGAGTTTGTAAGTTTGCAAGAGTGTTAAGTTCTATTGGCTTGCCGTAGCCCTGGCTTCGCAAGGCAGATGCAGCAGCCTTGAAATCGCCAGAGTGTTCTAATGTGGCGAACGCTGCGAACTTGGAATAAGAATGCTCTGATTCAAAGATTGTTGATGTGGTGAAAACATAGAGATTATCTTTGCCATTAAAGTTTGTAGTTGCGCTGATGCCTTCGGCTTTGCCTGGTCTGCGCCAAGCGGTTGCATCGTTCTTTGTATAAACCTTTGACCACCCAAGGGGAGTTAGAATTTGATCCCAAGAAACTTTAGAGTTGTAATCATCTCCTGGTAGGGAAAGATTAACTTCACGGCTCTTAATCTCTTGAGCGATGTTTTCAACCTTTGGCATCTCATCAAAGCATTTAAAGATGGAGAACAGTGCTTCACGCTCTGCAAATGTAATGGTAGGAATCGTGGCGATGGAGCCACTTAACATTTTCCAAGGCTCACCTGATGGGTGGCAGGCTCCTCCTGATGGAGCCAGGATTACAAAGCCGCCTTCACCTCTAGTTTCACAAAGTACATCCACGCCGCCATTCTCACCTGGGCGCCTTGCTAATTTTTGATTGCCAGGAACTAATCCATCTTTTATTCGGTATAACCAATGGATTCCGCCCGATGGTGTAACTTCGCAATAGCCTTCTTGAATCTTTTGCCAGAGTTCACCTAGCCCAGAGTTCTCAGCCATATCTTTAGCCTGAATGTGAATTTGGGCTGCTACTGCTCTACCTTCAAGTTCTAACATCTCTAGGTTGCCTGATACTGCTCCGCAGATAGCACCAACACCTTGCTGAGTTCCCTTACTAAACCAATCGACTAACTCTTGAGTTGTAGGGCGTTCCTCTTGATATTTACGCCAGGTAAATGGTGCTGGCTTTTTAGAGCCATCGAGTGAAACAGGAACTACTGAGATTCCTTCTTTGGCTAATTGCAGCGCCGATAAATAAATATCGTTCATTAGAATAACTTTTCATCTAGGTTGGCGAGTGCAAACTCAATTCGTGCTTTTGCGATTGGTAAATATTCCTCAGTTAGTTCAATGCCAACAAAGTTAAAACCTTCATACATAGCAGCCTTGCCAGTTGAACCCGAACCTAAGAATGGATCGAGTATCGTGCCATTCGGTGGCGTAATTAATCTGCATAGGTATTGCATTAGGTCGGTTGGTTTAACAGTTGGGTGATGGTTTCTATTTTTAGTATCCCTACCTTCTGAAATCGATGATGGCTTACCGCTTGTACCATTAGCCGTTGCGAAAGTAACTACTTGCCGTTCTTGAAATTCATCACACCCCTCATTGCGATCACGCTTATTAGCCTTAGCGCAGTAAAAGAATCGAGCAGGTTCGCCAAGTAATTCATTAACCTCATCACTGCCATCGTGAATAAAGTTGGCGGGGAATCGGCCTAATCCATCTACAACTTCGCCATAGCCTCTTGTAAGTTTTCCCGATCCAGGTGCAAATAAATCTTTATCATTATTTTCTACTGTTAATTTAGTGCCACCCTCTGTTCCAACTCTAGTTCCATCAATATTAATTCCACCCACGCCATAAGTTAAAACATTATTAGCAACAGTGCCTTCCAATGGTTTTCTCGCTAGCACTATTGGTTCGTGCGCTGGTTTAAGAGCAGTTCCCCAACCCTGCCATTGCTTCGCTTCTTTTGTTGTAGGTGAGGTTTCATCAATCATAATTTGACCACCCGCCCATCCTTGATCAGTTCTAGCGTTACCAGTTATTTTTTGACCAACAACTTCACGCTCTGCACCTGCTGCCTTATCAATCCCTTTGCTTATGTTATGCGATTTGGGAAACCCACTGCCATAAACCCACATAATTTGATCTCGGATTTCAAAGCCTGCATCCTCAATTGCAACCGCCATTCGGTGATAGGTGCGGCTGCCGCTAAAGGCTAGTAAATGGCTGCCTGGTTTCAACACCCTTAAAACTTCTTTCCATAATTTGGGATCGTTAGCAATCCCAGTTGAATCCCAACTCTTACCCATAAACCCAAGTTCATAAGGTGGATCACACACTACTGAATCAATTGAGTTATCTTTCATAAGCGGTAGAACCTGCCTAGAATCACCTTTAAATAAATTAAATCTATCAGAGAAATAATATTTGTAATTGACTAAGCATTCATCGTTCATATCGACATCCAACCTTCATACTGCGCATCTGGGTTATCTTGATGCCATTTATCTTTTAATTGATTTTGTAATTGCCAATTGATTTCGTGTGTTGGTTGATTGCAAAGATCGCAGGTTTGTTTTCCAATAATGCTAAAGATATGAATGCAATCACCATCACGCATTGATCTCCCCCACTAATCTTTTAATAATCCATTCAACCACTGGCACTGCTACCGCATTGCCCATTTGCTTATAGCGGTGTTGATCAGCCTGCCCCGAAGTCCATTCATCAGGGAAGCCCTGCAACCTTTCGCATTCAAGAGGTGTTAGACGGCGAACAATACTTGATTCATCAGTAATTACACCTATACCATGCCGAGCCTGCTCACTAGCAGTTAATGTATAACTTGGATCATTTTCACTTAAAAATCCTGAGCCACCTGGCCCAGCAGTATCTTTTCTGCCAACCATTGCGCCGTGCATTGGGTAGGTAACAACTAAATTTTCACCTCTACTAGAAGGAACTCCACCATCGCCACCGCTACGCAGGGTAGCAGCAATCATTGGCACATTATTTCCACCAGTTCCCATTGATGATAATAAAGTATTTACAACATCATCATTAACCCTAGCACCATCCTCACGATGAGGGCTAAACACAATCATTTGCATTTTATTTTTATCAGGCATTCTTTGTTCATTTGATGAAACTGTTAATGTATCTGCTACATCGGTGCCGTTCCACCACTCTGAATTTCTAATGCCTTTTGTAATCTTTCTGGTAATACTTTCCCTCTTTTGTTTGCCCGCCTCAAGATACCTTGCGCGGCCTTCGGCGATAGCCAATACTTTTTCAGGTGTGATCCCTGAGTTTCCAAAACTTCCGACAATGAACACTCTACGCCTTCGTTGGGGAACTCCGAAGTATTGAGCATCAAGCACCCTGTATCCGATGCGATACCCGCGCTCGACCAACGCTTCAAGAACTGCGGCCATATCCTTTCCCTGATTTGAGGAAAGTAAACCAGGCACATTTTCGAGGATAAAGTTCTGCGCTTTTGTTTCGTCAAGCAATCGGCAGATTTCCCAGAATAATCCTGATCTAGCACCACCCAATCCTGCTCGCTTTCCAGCCATTGATAAATCTTGGCAGGGGAATCCTCCTGTAATAATTCCATTCCTAGGATCGAATCCTGCGTTGATAAGTTGTTCACCTGTTACCCCCTTTATATCGTTGAATAGTTTTGAGTTGGGAAATTGTTTTGCCAAGATTGCAGATGCTTTGGCATCAATCTCAACACTTGCTACAACTTTTACTCCGCTGCGCTCTAGTGCTAAATCAAATCCACCGACACCTGCAAATAATGAAACTGCTGTTAATTGATTCATCTCACCCCAATCAAAGTTTGTGTAGTGCAAGCGTTGGAATCGAACCAACTTTTCCCCCAGGAAAGCCGCCAGGCGCTTGCTATCTTGGCAATTAAAAGGAAGGTTAAAATTGCCAAGAATGTTTTAAACTGGTTTAGCCCCTAATTGTGCTAGTAATGCTGCAACTTCAGGTGTTATTGTGCCATTCGCCGCAGGCACCGCCGCTGCTACCGCAGGAGCAGGTGCGCTGGCTGTTCCTAAATAAGCATTTGCTTTAGCAAGAGCAGCAGCATCAGTGGTTGCATCTAGTAAAATCCAAGGCGCAGATTTACCTGGCTTTGCAGTTCCTTGCCCAATGCGGGCTAGAACCTTCTGGCCTATCTTTTGCTTTAGAGAGTTGCGTAGTGCAACATTGAAAAATAAAACGTTATCGTATGATTTGTTAGTATCAAGATTTACCAAAGATACTTCAACTGCTTCAGCGTCGCCATGAATTGTTTTGATGCCTGTTTTGTAATCAGTTGGAGTGATGATTAGTAATTGTCCTGCTAGATCAGCAACCTTTGGGCCGCTTTCACTCATTGATGGTGGTGAGAAGGTCATTCTCATTCCCCCTTTTCTGTTTGATTGGTTGTTTGGATTGGGTGTTGCATTTGTTGTTGGTGAATTAGATTTGATTCTAACTCCTCTTTCAACCTTTTTAAA